TGGTTGAACGGATGCCTGGAAACGTATCTAAGGGGTTTGGAGATGTCGAGTTTGTCTTGTTGGGGGACCGTTCTCACACCTTTACCGGCGAAAGCCAAGGATATACAATAAACCCCGAGGTGATGCCGTGACCCAGTTCATCCCCGAGCCAATCAAGACCCTGGACCCCAAGAGCGGAATGTCCAACCTCCAACCGATCCGAGGGAAGGCCGAGCCCAAGAAACATCCCCACGTCCCGGAGTACCGGCGCCACGCCTGCAACAAGTGCGGCCAGTCCTACAATGGGCCGTGGGCCCAGAAGGGGACGCGCTGTAAGTCCTGCCTGAACAGCCCGAGGGGAAGGTACCAGAAGTGAAGCACCCAACAAAGCTGGTCTCGCTCGAAATCGTTCGAACTTTCAGGGAAGTAAGGGTGATGCCTGATTGGAAGGCCATTGCCCGTGGACTTGACCCAAGAGGGCCAGAAAACTGCGGAGAGGTCGAGGAACGAATGAAAGTCCGTGGAAAGGCTTTTGTCCACCAAGGATTCCCAAGTCTCGGGACGATGGCCCTAAACGGGTTTGTTTTCAGGATCAAAGCGATACTGCTACACTTTAACCGTGAGTCAGAGATCGACCTTATCCTACAAGATGTTCCTGACGTGGGCCGGTCCAACGAAGGAATCATTGAAGATCTTCTAAAACTCGGGTTCAGGTCTTACGAAGTGAGATACGAAAGGGTTCCATTCAACACCGTGGGCGGATTCAGGATGAATGAAAAAGCCTTTGAAAGTGCTATATCCTCGGCCCAGGCGAAACTCTCATGAAACATCAAACAACCTACGGGTCAATCGCTTGCCCTGAGCCGGTGAGGTATCGGGTTCGGGCCGCAGGAACATTGACGATCAAGAAAAAGGCCAAGGAATTTGCCGAATCCTATTCTGAGTGGAACGAGCTTTGTAAGCAAAGGGTTAAGGCGACCGCCTGGGGAGTCCAAAAGGCGTTTAAGTCATGAGCAAACCAATAGGCAGGCCTTCGGACTACTCGAAAGATCTTGCCGAAAAGATTATCCTTTTGACCTCTGGCGGTGAAACGCTCACCAAGATATGCGAAGCCGAAGAAATGCCAAGCAGACAAACGGTTTATTCATGGCTCTCGAAACACAAAGAGTTTCTTGACGATTACGCAAAAGCGATCCTGGTAAAGGCCGATTGCTACGCCGACCAGATCATCGACATCTGCGACGAAACGCCTGAAATGACCATGACGGACGATGACGGGAACACTTCAACACGACTCGACCCAGCCGGAATCAACAGGAACAGGCTCAGGGTGGACGCAAGGAAGTGGGTGGCCTCGAAGCTATTCCCTAGGAAATATGGTGATGTTCACGGTGTAGAATTGACGGGGAAAGACGGGGGGCCAGTCGATGTCAAAAGCGAAGTTGAACTTAAAGGCCCTGCGGTCGAATCCCTGGGACGTATTGCCGATGCTCTCGCAAGTGCAGATCAACCACATGGAGAAGACGAATAAGCTATTTTGGTGCAGGCAGAAGATATCGCGGGTAGACAATAGGCCGTTCAGGTTTAAGGACTTCCCGTTCCTCATCCCGATTTACAAAGACCGATCCAAGCGCATGGCTATTGAGAAATCAGAGCAGATGGGCTTGACCATATTTGGCGCGGCTGACTCGTTCTACCATACCTGGCTTGGGAAAAACTGGATCATCTACTTCCCGACCCACGCCCTAGTCACCAAGTTCGTCCAAGGCCGTTATGACGTGTTGGTCAACTACAACCCGGGCCTTAAATCCCTTATCCAGAACACCGACAACACGACGATTAAGAAGATCGGGCAGGGCGTTATCTACTTCTCGGGCCTTGGATCCGCTACGGCTGAAGGCGGGAAGTTTGAGGTTATTTCCATCCCAGCCGACGGGATAACCTTCGACGAGTACGAGAAGATGCACCCCAAGAAGGCCAAGGACGCCCTGGGCCGTATGTCCAAGAGCCCTGACAAGTTCGAGCGATACCTATCGACCCCGGGCCTGCCCAACTACGGGATCAACATGAAGTTCAAGGAAACCGACCAAAAGTACCTGAATATCAAATGCTCCCACTGCAACCACTGGAACGTTTACGACCTGGCGACAACTGATAAGCCCATGGCTGAATTCCCTCAGTGCATAGAACAAGGGTTTCTGGCATGCCTATCATGTAAAAGGCCGGTTTTCCCATCGAAGAAGATGGAATTTGTCCCGCTCCGGCCAAAGGTCAAAGGGTTCTCGGGGTACCACATCAGCGGGCTTTATTACCCGAAGCTGGACTGCGTGAGGATGTTGGAGGACTTCTACGGCCTGACATCGACCACGGAAACAAAGGACTTCGTGAACAATAGGCTTGGCCTGCCGTTCATGGACAACGCTCAACGCATCACCGCCGAAGAAGTCCTATCGCTCTGCGGTGCCTACAGGATGCAGGACAGCGACGATTCGGGCCTATGCACCATGGGGATCGACATCGGGGGGTACCGCAAGGGGTGCCACGTGGTCATCACCAAGCCGGGGGACTCGACCCTACGAAAGCTAGTTTGGGCCGGGATCATCAAAGACCCCGGTGTGGGGTCCGAGGCCGATATTGAGTGGATATTCACGGCGGTCAAGGACTTCGTGACCCGCTACAAGATCAAGCGGTTTGGAGTAGACGCCCAGCCTGAAGAAATGATCTCAAGGGCCCTAGTGCGTAGGTTTAGCGGTAAGGGGTGGATGGTGCGCTACCAGGACAGCCTCAAAGGGGCTTATGACTGGCGTGAGGACGACGACCCCCATGAGGTCAGGGTGAACCGTACCGTATCCCTGGACTCGTCCCACTACTTGCTCAGGAAGCACCTCTTGGCCCTACCGTTCCAGGACAAGACCATCGAGGAGCTTGCCGCCCACTGCGCCAACCTATCCCGTGATGAAGTGCTTGACCCCAGGACCGGGGCTCGGGAATACTACTGGAAGAACGTAGGGCCCGCCGACTTCAGGCAGGCCATCAACTACGATGCGGTGATGTGGTACGATAGCAAAGCCGTCCAAAAGCCGTCCGCGATCCTGAACCTTTCACCCGATCCGCTCTACAGGCCGAGCCTAAACCGTAAGGGCGGAATCAAACTAGAGTGGTGACATGAAGAAAAGCGTAGACCTAAGTCCGAGCGTCCCAACCCAGCCGACACCCCGCCGCCATCGTCGTTCCCAAACAATCGCCAAGGCCATGGACTTCCCAGACTACTACGCCGAAGGTCCGAAACTGGAATCCGAGTCTTGGAAGCCCGTGACCCTGTTCGACCCGGCCCGCCTCTATGAATCAGGCAAGACCGAGTACCCGATCATCACCGACCCCCAGACAGGCCAGCAGGTCCACGCCCGGGTGACCAAGGTCACTTGGATCGAGCGCAACGTGGTCATGCGCAAAGGGGTCAAGACCGTCGAGACCAAACGATTCACGGTCAGCCCCCAGAAGTTCAAGGAGTCGCTTGAGGGTCGAGCCAACAAGCTCAAGGAATCCAAGCCGCGAGTCTATGACCGCCTGAAGGAAGATGGGTGGTTCGACTTTGACGGCACGTACCCAACGCCCTCGGGTGGGTGGCCTGGTGTCGCGGGCCTGCCCATGGGCGCCAGCCTCGCCTATCCCCCGGGCCCCTTGACCCGCCAGATCTACTTGCAGTCCATGTGGGAGATGCAGTCCAAGGCGTTCGAGATTTACAACCACTACGGGGTGGCCCACGGCGCCATTGAGACAATCGCCAACTTCGTGATCGGTGACGGGGTACGCATCCAGTCCAAGGACGGCGACGATGCCGCCCAAGCGATCTGGGATGAGTTCGAGGAGCGCGTCGAGCTTCAACCAGGGCTACCCGAAGAGTGCATGATGCTCTGCGTGAACGGTGAATTGCTCTGGCACACCCCCGAGGTGTTGGTGGAGGGGAAACCTGGGTTCGTGGACTTCATCAGCAAAGACCCGGGGACGTGCTGGGAGATCATCACCCAACCCGACGACATCCGAAACATTGCCGCCTATTACTTCAACTACCCCACGCAGTACCAGATCATCACCAAGGGCGACATCCCAACCACGGACTACATTGTCGAGATGATTCCACCCGAAGAGATGACGCACACCAAGATCAACGTGCAGAAAAACGAGAAGCGCGGGCGGTCGGACCTGTTGAGCGCACTATCAGACCTGAAGATGCTTCAGGACATCATGCGCTATCGGGCCATCAAGACCATGAACGATTCGGCCATCATCCTCGACCGAACGATCAAGGGCGACGATACCGACGTTTCAGCCGAAGACGCCAAGATGACCACGTTCCTAGGGCCGGGGACGATCCTCACCCACAACTCGTCCGAGACCTACGACCTCAAGAGCGTGTCGGGCAAGACCGGGGACAAGTCGGGCATCCACGAGGAGTTGTTATCCCAGATCGGCAACGGTATCGGGCCTATCCCTGCCGACTACCTGTCGTCAGGCGGTTCGGGTTCCAGGGCCAGCGCCTTGACCCGCACCGAGCCGGCCGCGAAGACCATGAAGCGCCGCCAGAAGAAACTTGAGTTCCCTATCGCCAAGGTCTACCGCCGAGTGATCCAGATCGCCAAGAAGTACGGGCGGTGCCCCATGGACACACCCGAAGAGTGCGAGGTCACATTCCCCGAGATCGCCCCGGAGAACATCAAGGAAAAACTGGGTAACCTGGCCCTGGCCGAGCAACAAGAGTGGATCACCCACGAGATGTCCGTGAACATGTCCCAGAAGGAATTGGACATCACCAACCCGCCGCCCTATGACGAGATGATGAAGACCATTGCGGACGACCGGGCGAACGATCCCCAATTGTCGCTACTGTTCCAGAAGCCGCAGATGAACCCGGACACCGGGGCGTTGATGCCTGCGGTGAAGCCTGGACAGCCAGCGCCTGGGGGTGCCTCGCCGCCTAAGCCTGCGGTCCCCAACCCCAACGCATCGACCACCCAGCCGAACGCCGTGGGCAAGAACCAGAGCCAGAAGGCCTATAGCGGAGACAAGATGGGGCTCTCGAACAAGTCCAAGTTGAACATCAAGCGGTCCATGCAGGTCAAGCGCGAGGCCATGAGCGGGTCGAGCATGGGGGAGTTGGTCCGGTTCAATGACGCCCTGAAGAAGGTCAAGGAATCAGGGGTAGCCGACAAAGCCCCCCCGAAGTTCCCCAAGTCCATGCGGGAAAGCATCCTCGCCCAATATCCCAACGATCCCAAAGCCGCCTATGTTACGATGTGGGCGATTAGAAGCATGGGCAACGCCTAACCCGAAAGCGGGAGGGATTCGTGGCGAAGAGCCAGATCGTAGCCATCCAGGACATGACCGATGCGTCTTGGAAGATGCTTCAGGCGTCGAGCGAAACCTATGCCGATGCGCTTCTGAGGTATTACGAGGACTTCGAGAAGCGGGTTATTGCTGACCTTTCGCTGATCCACTCCGAAGCCGCCAACCAGGGGACCGCTTCCTATTCGGACTTCCTACAGACCCAGGGCCACCTCAAGACCTTGGGCGCACTCCAAAACCAACTTCAAGACCTGAACAAGAACGTCAACTCGGTCCTGTACGATTCCTTGGTTCAGCAGTACAAGGACGCCTACAACCATTCCGCCTGGGTGCTGGACGAGACCACGCCGCCGAACGTTGACATAAACTACACGATGCCGCCCGAGGATGCCCTGCGTCAGTTCGTATCCGAACCTTGGAACGGCGCCATGTTCTCCCAGCGCATCGGTGAGATCAACAACGCCATGGCACAGGACATCCAACAGGCCGTCACTCAAGCCATGCTCTCTGGCGATTCGGTCTCTGAATTGGGCAAGCGCATTTCGGACGTGATCGGGGACGCTGACTCGGACTACATGTACCGCGCCAAGGTGATCGCCAAGACTGAGATGGCCCGCATGTCGGACTTGGCCCATGAGAAGTTCTACGACTCAAACGCCGACTTGGTGGACGACTGGTATTGGGTGAGCCGGTCGGTGATGAGCCCCAGGCTTTGCGACGATTGCGCCGAGCGTTCGGGTAAGGGTTACGAAGAGGTCAAACTGATCGCGGCCGGTCAGGACCACGACGAATTGGACCCGCCGATCCATCCGAATTGCGCTTGTGTGTGGATGGCCCGCCCCAAGAAGTGGAAAGACCTGTTGAGCCCAGAATTGTCCAAGGGCCTCAGCGACAAGCCGTGGTACCAGATGGCCTACGAGGACAACGGGGTCCAGAATCAAAACCCGATGGAGTACAAGGATTGGGCGAGTCAATACCTTGACGGGGAGGAAGTGTAATGGCCGGTGAAATGTTCGAGGACTTGATGCACGAGAACCATGATCGCGTCGTGGCGTTCAAGAAGAACCCCGACCTACGAAAGGTCATGGTCTACATGTACCTCCTGGCCGAGATGTACGCCGCCAAGCACTCGATCAAGTTGGAGGACGTGGACATCGAGAACCCGACGATGGACCCGCACTCCGAGCGAATCCTGTTCACGTTCTGCCACATTCCGCCGCCTGTATCCTCGAACCTGTTGGACGCATACGGAAACCCCGCGAGGTTGAACTAATGGCCTACTCACTCGACCAACTAATGAACGAGGACGTGGACACGCTGATTAAGAAGTGCCCCGCCGTGGCCTCGACCTTCCTCCCGATCCTCGACCAGATCATCCAGGCCTGCCGGGACAAGGGAAGGCAGATCGAGAAGGTGAAGGTTCGGGGCGTCGTCATGGACGACTCGGGCAAGGTCAGGATCGCGGTGCGGTATGAGTGAAAACAGCATCGACTCATTCAAGGCCGACTTCTTCCCGGTAAAGGCGAGGGCCGAGCAAGCCGCCCAAATGATGAACGAGACGGGCATCGACTCAATCCAGTTCACCCTAGAGACCAAGCCAACCATGAAAGACGGGGAGTACAAAAGCGGGGGCGAAGTCTACAAGTGCCAAATCTGGCGGATCAAAGGTGACGCATGAGTGACAACCTGACCGAAGACGAGAAAACCTTGATTATGGCCCGCATCCAGATGATAAAGGCGCTCGGATACGGGGCCGTCACGGTCAAGATCACCAACGGGCGCATCATCGACGTCGAGGCCATGAGCCGCGAGAAGCACGAGACCATCAAGGCGCTTTACGATCCACCCAAATTGAGGGATTGACAGAAATCACCTACAACCTGTAGAGTTTATCCAGCGCGTGAAATAGGCCGACTTGACAGCAAGAGGCGACATCCCTTAGCGGGGGTGCCGCCTTTTTGCGTTTAGGGACCAAATGCCCAAGACTCTCCAAGCCCCTGCACCCTATCGCACCTTCGCGGGATTCCGTGAGGCCAAGGTCGTCGGCTCCGCTTCATCCCGCACCTATGACGTGGTGATCCTGACCGAGGGCAAGGGCAACCCCAAGGACAAGCACTACTACCCAACGTCCTGCGTTCAAGATCCCGCCACGGCCAAGGCGTTCGAGGGAAAACCCTGCTTCCTGAATCACCCCGACGCCTTCGAGGAACAGGTTCAGCCCGAGCGAAAGGTCCAGGACATTGCCGGGTACTTCATGGGGGTCCACGCCGAGGGCAACGCGCTCAAGGCGAGTCTGAAACTCACCTCCTCGCCCGCTGGGATGCTCTTGGAAGCCCTGATCTCGGACTGCCTGGAATTCTCCGGTTCGTTCCCCGGAGAGAACCTGGCGGGCATCTCGATCAACGCCAACGGGCCCACTCGGGACGTTGAACTGGACGGTGAAGTCTGGAAACAAGTGGACCGCATCGTAGAGGCTTTCAGCGCCGATGCGGTGACTCTCCCCGCAAGGGGCGGCGAGTTTCTTAAAAAGTTGGAATCGTTGCGGAAGGCCGAAGCCGACATCCCGATGGTTGGGGTCAAGCGGATTCTTACGGCCATGCGCGACAAGCTCAATGCAGGAGACGTTGACCCGAAGACCATGAGGCGGATGACTGATAACGCTCTCACGGCTTGTGATGGGCACCTGCCAAGCCCCGAAGGAGGGGAACCGATGAAGACTCCGAAGAAGGTTGAGGCCAAGAAGGGCTTCGCCGCCATGAGTGAGGACGAGTCGAAGGGTGCCGCGAAGGCCCTTCACGCGTACCACATGGGCAAGGCGTCCCAGTGCGAAGACGAAGGCGAAAAGGGTATCCACCTTGCCGCCGCCGAGAAGTACAAGGCCATGTGCGGCGAGGAAGAAGGCGAGGGCGACTTGACCATCACCCACAAGGGCCCCGCCGAAGATCCCGCCGACGACAAGGACGCCGCCCCCGACCAAGAGTCCGAGGACGAGGCCAAGAAGAAGGCCTCCGAAGCCGAGGATGAGGACGAGAACGAGGATGAGAGGGAGTCCATGCGGGCCGAGATTTTCGCCCTGAAGTTGGACAAGAAGCTCTCCGAGTCCGGCCTGCCCGAGGTGTTCCATGCCGGTGTGCGGTTCGCCGCCGCTGGGAAGACCGACAAGCAAGTCGATCAGATCATCGAATCCCGGATCAACGAGCAGAACTACCTGCTCCAAGAGTCCGGCAACACCGCCCGCCCCGTCTTCAAGGGCGGAACCAAGCCTGGCCTGGACGCCGTCCTCGCCAAGCGCGGCCTGTAAGAGAAAGGAAAAAACGACATGACCACCAAGCGAAACAACGTCGTCAGTTCGTCTTACGGTTCCCGGGAATACCCGAACCGGGCCAAGAACACCATCAACGCCGGGGACATGGTGTACGTGGACCAGACCACGTATGACATCAAGGCGCTGGACTCGGACGCCCACGCCGCCTACTTCTGCGGGACGTCCAACGACACCTACCCGGTCGCGGCTTACTCGCCGGAAGGCGCCCCGTACTACGGGATGAACGTCGGTCGGCTCGACCGGCGCAACTTCTACCTGAAGAGCGGGACCACCGTCAACCCGGGCCAGGCCGTTTACTGGGGCGGCGACGCCCAGACGGTCACGGACTCGGCTTCTGGTGCGAACACTCACAGCGTCGGAACGGTCGCCAACCTTCCCGACGGAACGCAAATCGCCCTCGTCGGAACCGGGACCAACGTGGTCCAGGTCGACGTCGTTGCGGTCCTCTAAGGAGAAATGAAATGAACCTGACCGAAAGCCAGAAGAAGACCGCCAAGCTGATCGAGGCCCGGATCGAACGATCCGTGCAACGTGTCCGCGAAAGCGACGAGATGACCCGGGGGATCGCCTACCAGGATCGCCTGCTGAAGAACGGCCTG